AAACTAGCCACCACCGCCACAGGCATCGACGTAACGGGCACCGTCACGGCTGATGGTTTGACTGTTGATGGAACAAGCGCAGAAGTAATTTCGGTAAATTCTACAGCAAACGGTTCACAGATTAACTTTGACAGTGCAACCTCTTCTTCTGACTGGTCTGTTGGTATTGCTAATGATGCAACTGATGATTTTCTAATTTATCAAGCCGCCGCTGGTGCTGGTGATATAAAACTATATACCGATGGCAAAGAACGTGTAGAAGTTAATAACAACGGAGACATCAGCTTCTACGATGACTCAGGCAATGCGAAGTTCTTCTGGGATGCTTCGGCAGAATCGCTGGGGATTGGTACTAGCAGTCCAGAAAGCGGTTTGCACTTATTTGATGGTACTAATGTAGGCGCACCGCAAAATGCAAATAGGAAAGCAACCTTAACTATTGAAGCAGGGTCGGAAGGTTCTGCTGATATACAAATGTTAAATGCTTCATACAATCACATATTTTTTGGTGACGCCGCTGATGCAAATGTAGGTTATTTTTTATATGACCATACAAACAACAGCATGCAATTTGCGACAAACACCGAAGAGCGTATGCGTATCGACTCAAGCGGCAACGTAAACGTAACGGGCGAAATCACGTCAAGCGATAAGATTACAGTATCCGCGGCAACCCCTAGTTTTATTTTGTCGGAAACTGATGCTACAGATGAAAACACGCAGCTTTTGAATGCAAGTGGTGATTTTAGGATTCGCACTAGAAGCGACGACGGCCTAACAAATACAGACAGATTCCGCCTTGACCACGCTACAGGCGATATTAGTTTCTATGATACGTCTGCAAACCAAGCGTTCTTCTGGGATGCTTCGGCAGCGAAGCTGGGGATTGGGACGACGAGTACAAGTGAAGTTTTAAACGTAACAACAAGCTCTGGAAATTGTTATGTTGATATAGAAAGAGCTACACAAGCACAAGGTGAAGTAGGTTTAAGAATATCTGGAGGAACTTCTGGCGTAGACTGGTTTGTGTATCAACCTGTGTCTTCTAATGACCTACGGTTTTACAAAACAGGCGACAAAGTAACCATCGACGCAGACGGCAACTTGTTGGTTGGGAAGACTGTTAACGATGCAACCACAGACGGTATTCAAGCAAGAGGCATCGGAGCTATTTCTATAGCAAGAAGTTCTATTGCAGGCGATGCTTTACTTATTCTGAACAAGAAAACAAATGATGGCACGATTGCAGACTTCCGCAAAGACGGCGCAACAGTCGGTAATATTGGTACCAAGCTATCTGATCAAGGCACAAGCGATGGTGAGCTTTATATTGCCAGCGGAAACACCGGATTGTTCTTTGATGACCAACTCAACTATATTCGACCTACTAACGGTTCTGGTGCGTTGCGTGACAACACCGTTGACTTAGGCGAACCTGATTCACGCTTCAAAAACCTCTACCTGTCAGGCGGTGCGTACCTAGGCGGCACAGGCGCAGCCAATTATCTAGACGACTACGAAGAAGGGACGTTTACTCCTACGCTTTATGGCGCAACTTCTGCTGGAACAACTACATACGCAACTGTTACAGGTAATTACACGAAAGTAGGCAACAGATGCACCATTAATTTTGTTTGCAGTGTTACAGCTACGACAGGAACAGGAAGTTTAAGACTTGGCGGATTGCCCTTTAGTTCTTCTGGAGAAAGCACAACAGCAATAATGGTAAACAATTTAAACTGGGACGGCGGCACTTATCTAATGGCTTATGTAGGAGATGATAGTACTTTTGCTAGAGTTTATTATTTAGGCGACGACATTACATGGCAACAACAACAAATAACTAATGAATCTCAACATTTTATATTTACCCTTACATACCAAACAGCCTAATTATCTCAAGTGGACTCTTGAGACGGACAAAAGGAGAAACAAATGGCTTTAACAGAAAGAACAGTCGAAGACAAAATTGAAATCGTCGGTGACCACAAGATGGTTCAGATACGCACTGCAACCGTTATTGAACGAGATGGTGTTGAGATTTCAAGGTCTTTCCATCGTCACGTATTAGCACCAGACGCAGACATCACAGGAGAATCTGCTGAGGTTCAAGCGATCTGCAACGCACTGTGGACACAAGAAGTCAAGGACGCCTACGCAGCTTCACAAGGAGCTAACTAATGGATCTAATCTGGGAAATCTTTAACTGGCTTACAGCAACAGTAACCTTAGCATCAGTAGTTAGCGCAATGACGCCTACGGACAAGGACGACAAGATTGTAGCTAAACTCAAGCAATTCGTTGATCTACTTGCGGTCAACATCGGTCACGCTAAGAAGAACTAGAGATGTTTGCAGAGGACGCTAAGACAGTAGTTGACGGGCTTGCCGTTGGTGGAACAGTAGCAACACTGGCTGGCTGGTTGCCTCCTGTTGCGTCTCTGCTGACGATCATTTGGTTAAGTATTAGAATCTGGGAGTCGGACACAGTACAGAGGCTTATTAATGGTAGAGATTAATGACAACACTGACCTGACGATACCACTGAGGAATCTCATTGGTCTTGTCTTGGGTGTTGCTATTGTCACTACTGGTTATGCAGAGCTCAACTCACGTATCACTACGCTTGAACACGGGCAGTCCATACAGGACATGACTATCCGTGAAAACGCGTTGTTTGTACGTGAATGGCCTCTTGGCTTACGTGGGGCGCTTCCTGACGATCTTGTGCAGAACGCTAAGATCATGTCCCTTGAGGACAAACAAAAGGAGCTACAGCGTCTACAAGACCGCATGAATGACCTACAGATAGAAATCAACAGAGTCTCAGGTATCAACGAGACGCACAATGAAAAACTAGAAACTTTATTTGACATCTGGAATAATCAAATTGTGGGCAAATAATGGAATACGTAGAATTGGTGTCAGCCGTATGGCCACTGTTTGTAGGCTTTATTGTACTCGTGTTGTCCATAGGTAAACTCATGAGTCGTACAGACGTGCTTGAGGAGAAGGTCAAGTCGCTGTTTGACATCATCAACAACTGGAACAGAGAAGACAGAAGAAAGTGATAGATAAGCTCATAGGGCCTGTCACAGGGCTTCTGGACAAGTTCATAGAGGACAAGGACCAAAAGGCAAGGTTAGCTCATGAAGTTGCTACAATGGCTCAGAAACATGCTCTGGAGCTTTCTCGTGCACAACTGGACGTCAACAGAGTTGAAGCTAGCCATGCTAATTTATTCGTTAGTGGCTGGCGGCCTGCTGTTGGCTGGGTGTGTGTACTTGGGATGGCAGGGAACTTCATGGTGATACCCTTTTCTAACTTTGTCCTTGCGCTACTGGAGATACCCGTGAAGATACCTCTGATTGACACTGCAACCATGATGCCTGTGCTTATGGGTATGCTTGGGTTGGGTACACTTAGGACTTATGAGAAGAAAGCGGGGGTGTCTAAGTAATGGTTGCAAAACAAGGTGGTAAAAGCACAGAAGAAGACAGCGGAGAAGAAGGGTTTTTCAGCCGTGCTGCTGCTTATGTTCTACGGTTTTTAGAATCAGTTTTTGGAACGACCCAGCCGGGCGGGGCTAATTTTGTATACGAAGAGTTATTTCCTCGTGAGCTTACATACGATCCTTCTTATGGAGAGTTTGTTGGTCGTTTGTCTGCACCTATCGGAGACGAAGGAGACATTTATGACGTACTTACACCCCTAGAAACTTACTTAGGTTTAGAAAGAGGAACCCTTTCTGGTCAACAGGCTGCGGCTATTTTACAAGGGTTGCAGGATGAGTTTGGCGAAGAAGACTTTGCTACTTTTTATGATGAACTTCTGTCAGGAAACTTAGAGCCTGCGTCTACTTATACACAAGAAGACACAGAAGACACCGAAGAAGAAATAGTCTCTTTAGAGCCAGATCCTAGTCTTAGTGGCCAAACGGCCATTTTTGGTCCGGAGGGTGATATATGGGACCCTACTCTACCTTATCCTAATCCAGACCTAGCCGAACAAAACATAATAGTCTTGGAAAACGTTCTGGGTGAACCCGAAGTATTTTTAGATCCTAACTTTCATCTTCTTCTGCCACAAGAGCCTACAGACAGTGCTGGCGGAGGCGGTGGTGGTGCCGAAGGTGGTGCTGAAGATGATGCCGGAGGTACTACCGGAGGTACTACCGGAGGTACTACCGGAGGTACTACCGGAGGTACTACCGGAGGTACTACCGGAGGTACTACCGGAGGTACTACCGGAGGTACTACCGGAGGTATCGGAGATTTTATTGATATTCCTACAGACGAAGGAGACATACCTTTTGTTGCTGTTGGTAATGGGCCGTGGGTGTATATAGGGGAAGGACGTTGGGTTCAAATTGATCCTGATGTTTTTGATCAACCGGGCGTAGTTATTGACAACGGAGACGGTACTTTTAGTGTAGATCCTACAATCTATGAAAACGATGAAAACTGGGTTAGAACAGCAGAAGATCCTAATTGGAACCCAGACAACCCAGAAGTTATTGATGTAGGAATCACCGGAGACGTACGAGGTGGTGCAGGTGAGCCTTATGAATCGGATACTACTGCTGGCGAAGAAGAAGAACAAAACAGTCTTTATGATTTACTTTTAGGCGCTGATCCAGCCAGCATTGCCCTAGAACGTCTCTTGATAGACGCAAATTTCTACCCGACGCTGCCTCAAGAAGGCACAGGCGACATAAGGGACAACCAGTTTATTGATGAAAACGGTAACGGCATAGACGATAGGGATGAAGTTTCTAAAGAAACACAACCGCCCAACAAAGGGCCTGTTAAAGATACTACCAGTAGAGGAGAACTACCGGCAGACACCGGAGGCACCGGAGATTCTAATGTTTTTATTGATTTTATTGATGAAAACGGAAATCTAATAGACGATAGAGAAGAAACACTAACAGACACTTCTGGCACCGGAGATGGCTCAGGTACCGAAGAAGGCACTGGTACCGAAGATGGCACAGGTACCGAAGATGGCACAGGTACCGGAGATGGCACAGGTACAGGCGATGGCTCAGGCACCGGAGATGGCACAGGTACCGGAGATGGCTCAGGTACCGGAGATGGCACAGGTATAGGCATAGGCGGCACTGGTATGTTAGCCCCTACAACTACTCCAGTTAAACGAGATCCATACACGCCTCCTGATTTGCCTTTTGAGTGGGAACTTGTGAAACCACCAAGACTTTTTGACATCATAGATTATAACAAATCTCTGAGGAAATTTTAAGTATGACTTATTTAGAACTGGTAAACGGAGTCCTACGTAGACTCAGAGAAGCAACAGTAGGCTCCATAGCTCAAAACTCCTACTCAGTACTTATCGGAGACATTGTAAACGACGCTAAACGTATAGTAGAGGACGCTTGGGACTGGTCTGCGCTCAGAAGTACAATTACTGTAACAACAGCCGCAGACACTACTAACTATACATTGACAGGTAGTGGCAGCAACATCAAATTACTAGAGGTTGTGAACGATACTTCCAAGTGGTTCATGCAGTACAAAGACACGTACTGGATGACTAATGCGTCCCTAAACCAAGAAGCGCCTACTGGTGCCCCTCTTTATTATACGTTCAACGGTCTTGACTCCAACGACAACTCAAAAGTAGACCTGTACCCTACACCGGACGGCGTGTACAGCATCAGGTTCAAAGGACTTGTCAGGCCGTCGGACTTGGTTAATGACACTGACGTACTGGAAGTACCCAGTATGCCTGTGTTGCATCTGGCGTTTGCTATGGCTGCTAGAGAACGTGGTGAGACTGGTGGTAGATCAGCAGGTGAACTCATGGGATTTGCACAGAGTTATCTGTCTGATGCTATTGCTCTGGACGCACAAAAGCACCCCGAAGAATTGACCTATATGGCAGTTTAATATGTCTCAACCACGACAAAACATAACTATTGCTGCACCAGCGTTCAGGGGTCTCAACACACAGGACTCACCGACAACGCTGGACGCTTCCTATGCTTCCATTGCGGACAACTGTGTTATTGACCAGTATGGTCGTGTAGGGTCACGCAAAGGCTTCCTAGCACTCACAACGGACACTACACCGATTAACGGTAGTAACGGCATTGAAGTCATTAAAGAATACATTTCTCCAGACGGAAACAATGTTATTTTCTCAGCGGGCAACAACAAGATCTTCAGTGGTACAGCCACATTGACTGACGAGACACCCGTGGCGTACACCATTACTGCTAATGACTGGAAGATGGTCAACTTTAACGACAGCCTGTATATGTTCCAGAGGCTACATGAACCGCTCGTGTATTCCACAGCATCAGGTGCTGTAGAACCTATGTCTTCTCTTGGCACCGCTGTTGGGACACCTCCGGAAGCTAATGAAGTCCTTTCTGCTTATGGAAGGCTGTGGGTGGCTGACATCAGTGCTGACACCTCTACTGTCTACTGGTCTGACCTTTTGAATGGAGCAGCGTGGACAGGTGGCACATCAGGGTCAATCAATTTGAACAAAGTATGGCCCAACGGTTTGGATCAGGTTGTGGCACTGGCTGCACACAATGACTACCTTATCATCTTTGGTAAGAACGCTATCTTGACCTACAGCGGCGCTACGGACCCTTCTACGATGCAACTAGCGGACACTATTGCTAACATAGGTTGCATCTCAAGAGACTCTGTGCAGCACACTGGTACGGACCTGCTGTTTCTGTCCAACGAAGGTGTCAGAAGTTTCAGCAGAACTATTCAAGAGAAGTCCTTACCTATGCGGGACATCAGCAAGAACGTGCGTAATGATTTGTTGTACATCAACACACAGCAAATCAATAGCCCACTCAGGAGTGTCTACAGTCCGGAAGAAGCGTTCTACTTAATCTCCTTTAGTGACTCCCAGTACGTTTATTGTTTTGACATGAGGACGCCTCTGGAAGACGGATCACACAGGGCTACTACATGGTCAGGATTAAGTTTTAAATCCTTCACTAGACTTCAAGACGGCTCAGTGTACGTAGGTAACGGCAACGGTATATCTCAGTACACCGGATACCAAGACTACGGCTCCAGTTACACTATGCGTTACTTTAGCAATCCTATGAACTTCGGAGACAGTTCAAGGCTGAAGTTGCTTAAAGAAATTATATTGACATTCATTGGTGGTCAGGGAGCACAGGTTGTTGTCAACTGGGGCTATGACTACACAGAAACCTATACTAAAGAAATTGTCACTATTGACTCTGGTAGTCAGGTGGCTTATTACAACCAGAGTGAATTTAATGTTCCGGAATCAGAATACAGTGCTTCAATTATTGTGGACAGGCCACGAACTAAAACAACAGGTACGGGGACGGTAGTGACCATAGGAACTGAAGCACAAATCAACAGCAACGCTTTATCTTTGCAGGAAGTTAATATACAAGCTATAATCGGTAGGATCATCTAATGAGTAATTATTCAAAGATCACAAACTTTACAGCCAAAGATAGTCTTCCTACAGGCAACACTGCGAAGATTATCAGAGGCGTTGATTTTGATGGTGAGTTTGACGCAATTCAAACAGCGGTAGCCAGTAAGTCGGACTCAAACAGTCCTACGTTTACAGGAACTGTCACAGCGGCAACACTAACTGTCTCAGGTACACTGACTGCTGGGACTATTGAAGGGGGAACCTACTAATGGCAGAAGCAACAACAGCAGCAGCCAGTTCAGGGCCAGATTGGAACAGTTTTTTCTCTGGTTTACTTAATCTTGGTTTAACAACCGAAGGTGCTCGCACGATGCAGCAAGCGTTGGGTGCTTTTGGTACGCAGGCCCAGCAAGGTTTAACTGACATAGGTCAACAAGCACAGCAAGCATCTCAGTTTGTACCCTTTACTGTCACAAGTCAAGTAGGGCAGGCAGTGTCTGACCCACAGGGCGGCTATACGCTAAACCTGACTCCCGAACAAGAGGCGCTACGTAATACACTCTTTGGGGGTTCTCAGGCGCTCGCTGGGCAAGCCACAGCAGCCTACGATCCTATTTATGCTCAGATTGCACAGAAGGCATACGGTGGCGTGTCTCCTCTTCTAACACAGGCTCAGCAGGCTTCTATGGATGCTGGAGCTATGGACAGAGCTGCTAGACAACAACAGGTCTATGATCAGCTCAGGGCGCTACAGTCGCCTGAAGAAGAGCGTCAGCGGTTAGCTCTAGAAAACAGGTTGCGAGCACAAGGCCGATTAGGTACACAAACGGCTCAGTTTGGCGGCACACCAGAAGGCTTAGCTCTTACTAAAGCACAAGAAGAAGCTAAGAACCAAGCTGCACTTATGGCTATGCAGCAGTCCGGAGTTGAGCAGCAACAGGCAATCGCTAGAGCACAAGGTCTACAGGGGCTTGCTGGTGGTATGTTTGGCATGGGTACTCAGGCTCAAATGACGCCTCAGCAATTACAAGCGTCTCAGTTACAGAATTTAGCGGGTATGCTGGGCTCAGGATACGCTCCGGAACGTGAGTTGCTAACTCAGTTAAGCGCTGCATCACCTTATGCTCAACTGGCACAAACAGGAAGACAACAAGGTGCAGGGTTGTTCTCAGAAGCTGCCGCTAGTGGTCTTGAGGCTCAGCTACAGTCTATGTTGAAAGCAGCCGATATAGAACAAGGTTTATTCCAATCCTTAGCCGCAGCAGCCGGTGGGCAAGCAGGGGGTGCTGGTGGTGGCTTGTTTGATTGGTTAGCATCGTTATTTTAAAAATAGGAGCACATAATGCCACGTTTTTCACAAAGTTTATTTGACAGCATTAGAGACTTTGGGCGTATGTCTCCTACGGAAGGTCGGAGGCAAGCCCTACAACAACAATCACCGTATCAGCAGATGGGTACTACGGATCCTATGGCTCGTGGCATTGGGCAGATGCTGGGTGGCCTCACGGGTAAGCCGCTAACTTATCTTCAGACCGCACCTGAAAGGATTGCTGCTGAGACTAAAGGGTTGGACATGTCTAAGCCTATGGACGCTGCACGAGCAATGTTGATCAGGGCGAAGTACATTCAGGATCCTCAAGTTCAGGCTGCGATGGTCATGAAAGCTCAGGAGATTATGCAGGCTGAACAACAGAAAGCTCTGGAAGCTCAGAAGCAAGCCAGGGATGCTGCTTTGCAACAACAGGTACGAGAAAGCTTACAAAAGAGGGCTAGTGCTCTAGGGCTTGAAGGTATTACTGAAACATTGGCTGCTGGTGGTCCTTTGGAGGAAGCACAACAAGCAATTAGAGACGAAGAAATAAAGAAAGCAGCAGCAAGAAGCAATAAATCATACAGAGAACTTATTGGTGCTCAGTACGGTATTCCTAAAGAGGACGTCGCTGCTTTTGAATCAGCTTCTGATGAAACCTTTAATAAACTTTTAGAAGGTTACGAAGGAACTCCTAAAGCCTATCAAAACGCTGCTGGGGAAGTTCAAATGTTACGAACACTGTCTAAAAGCGGAAAGGTCAGGGATCCTGAAACAGGCATTTATAAAAACCCAAGTGAACTACAGCTTCAACCTGCCCCATCAGTACAAAGAGTAATTAATCAAGCAGATAAAAGTTTAGAAAGTCTAACTGAAGGAGTAGCTGGTTTAGCTGTTGATAGTATAGGAGAATCTACATTAGCGGCTAATGAAGCTATTTTAACCTTACAAAACGTAGATAGTAGACTAAGTTTGCTGGACAGCGAAGCAGGAGTTTACTCCGGTACTTTTGCTAATTTCAGAACTGACTTTGACAAATGGGCCTACGCAATGTCTGGTGGAAACATTGATTTAGCTACAGCCACTAATACTGAACTATTGACTATTCAAGGTTTACGAGAAGTTGGTAGATTTATTCAGCAATTTGGTTCTGGCACTGGTTTGTCTGATAAAGACGCTGAGTTATCAGCAAACGCCGTTGCTGCTAATCCCACGTTGACTGAAGAAACAATCAGACAAACTCTTTTATTAGCTCAAAGAATAGCTAGAGATCTGATTAGTAATCATGAACAAATTATAGATAAAGCTGTAGAGGCTGGAGTTCCTGCAAAACTTTTAGATTTATTATCGGTAACACAGAATAGATACACGGCCCAAAGCCAAGCAGAACAAGACTTACAGAAAATCTTGAGTGAACTCTAAACTAAAGGAATACAAATGTCTCCTGAAGAAGAAAAGTTAATTAAAGCTGCTCGTATTGCCAGAGAACAAGGTAACGAAGCTGCTGCTCGTTTAGCTGCTCAAAAAATACTGGAACTTAGACAACAAAAACCAGGAGCACTTCCTGACGCTCCTACGGATTATGAAGCTAAAAGTCTGGGAGAAATTAGAGAAACTTTGGTTAAAGACCTGCAGAAGCCAGCAACCACTTTTTACACTGGTCTTAGTCGAGTGGGAGAAGAGTTGAGGGCGGGAGAATTTGAAACTTCTCCAGCAGGTATTCAGAGAACTCCTATAGGGCAGGCAACACAAGCAGCTCAACTTGCTCTAACTGAAGGAGTTTTACCTGCTATGGGTCAAACCATAGGGCCTTTGGCAAAAGCAGCAACACAGGCGGTTCTACCAGAAAAAGCAGAAAGGTTTTTTGTAGAAACAGGACAAGACTTTAGTAAAGGTGTTGGCTCTTATTTTGAAAACAATCCCTGGGCTGTAAGGGCATTAGAGATTGCTAAAGAGAGTTACTCCGGTTTTATGGATTTCATGGAACAAAACACCACAGAACAACAGCGAAGAGAATTAGGAAGTCTGGTAGATTTGAGTGTATGGGCTGCTCCTCCAACCAAAGTTAGCCCACTGGTTTCACCTACGCTTTCTAGTGTTGCTGGTGACTTGATGACTTCGGCTAAAAAAGGAAGATCAGTCAACATTAAACCGCAAGTACAGGAGATGCTTGAACCAATTAAGCTAGAGAAAGGCCCTGGAGGAACAACCGTAATTGGTCCTTTCGATAAAAAAACATACGTTCCTACTCCTTTTGAAGAAGACGCTGTGGACCTAGTATCTAAACTTCCTGGAATAAACCCCAGAAGATCTGAAGGCTACAATCTAATTCTTGTTGATAATGAGATAGAAAAACAAGCTAAGATATTAATGTCAAGAATAGCCAAAAAAGGCAACCCGCAGTACGACAAGGATCTTTTGATTCTTGAGTTAGAGGAAGGGCTTAAAACACTTTTGAATCAGAAGGGAACTGCTTTTGATCTTGCTTCAGGTTCCAGAGGAGCTGCCCAAAGATACTACAGAGCTGCTATTCGTGCTATTAATGAAAATGACTCAGATCTACTGGGTCTTCTACAAGCACGAAAAGATTATGACTCTGTTGTAAACGAGGCTAGAGTAGGTATTAACGATCCTTCATACAAAGGAAGACTAACAGCAGAACGAGAAATAAACAAAATTCTAAGAACCTTAATTAATTCTAGGATTGCAGAAGGAGTTCCTGATGTTGAAGTCAACGAGCTTTTACGAAAACAATCGTTACTGTACGGAGCTGGAAGAACGTTAAAAGAAAAGTTTGATGCACAAGCCACTTCTATAGAACACAGATTAAGAGCAAACTTAAAAAGAGTTCTTGGGTTATCTATGCCAGCAACTCCTCTTGCTCTAGGAGCTACTGGTCTGTACTTAACAAATGCACTTCAAAACTACTGGCATTATCTAGCTGCGGCGGCATCAGTAGGCGGTATAGCGTATACTACAAAAAAAGCCCTGACCGCTCCCGCTACAAAAGAGGCTCTTGCTCTACTGATTTCTCAGGCAAATAAAGCCATAAAGAAAACAGAAAATTCTGCAATGGTTGAACAAATTAAAGCAGATAGGTTGTACATGATAGGTTTGCTTAATGATGCAAACGCAGCACCAAAAGAAAATAACAAGGAGCGGTGATGGCTGAGCCTAAAAAACAAACGTCCTTGATTGAAGATTTATATAACCAAGGTTTACAAAAAGCTACTAAATACGCCGTAAGTAATCCTGCTGTAATGGCTGCTCTACCTGGCCTACGCTATGCTGAAATTGTGGACGCTTTAGAAAAAACAGGTGAGAGCGCCAGAGGTGTCGGTGAGCAATTTGTGTCTGAAAGTATGTCGGACTTGGAAAAACTACAGCAAGGACAGATAGGTTTTGGGCAATATGTTCCTCGTGTTGCTTCGACGGGAGTATCCGCTGGTTTTGGTTTATTAGGTTCTGGCTCTGAGTTTCTGTATAGAGCTGCGGTTTCTAAACCTATAGAAAACGTAACTGATTACGTGACTGAGGGTTTGTTTGGAGCTTTAGGTTCTGGTCTTGAGTATCTCAAAGAAACTGCACCTGCTCAGTACCTCATGGAAAATTTCCCTGAAGAAACAGAGACAGGTTTGCGTGTCGGTGGAACTGCTGCTGATGTCGCTAGTATTGTTTTTGGCCGTAGACGTGCAAACGATCTAGCCCTGAATACTAATACCCTGGTAGAAGACTTCTATAACGCAGCAGCGCCGTTTAAGAAAGCGTGGGGTCTCGTTAAAGCATCAGGTATTGGCTTAGGAAGAGCCTTATGGCAAACATTGAATCCTAGAGATTTAGCTATCTTTAATGCTACAGGTGTTTCAAGAGGTATGAGAGATCAAGCCTCTGCGGTTTCTACTGCTCTGTTTGCTGTCGATAAAATACAGAGAGAATTAGATGCTCTACCGCCCAGGACTGATTTAAGGTCGCTTCGAAGCAAAAAAGGCACGCTTGAATACAGAATAGCCGTCAGGGATAATGAAAAAAGAGACCGTTTAGAAACTCGTATGAACGAGCTTATGAGCCTTCAAAGCTACAATCTGGACACAGGGGCTTGGAAATACGCTAACTACATGCTGAATTATCAATTAGCTGGTAAACCACCGCACCCCTTGGTTGCTAAATTAATTAGAGACGAATCAGAAATAGTCAATATTGATCCTAAAAGCAGAGTGGAGTTTGATTCTGGTATTTGGGGCACTGCTAATTACGAGATCGATCAGCACGCACAGGACTCTTTATACAAGCACATAGTCGAGGTTCATGGTCTTGGTCCTAATGTTTCCAACATCAAAGGAAATCCTACTATTATCGTTGAAGATCCCTATATGCCAGGAGCAAACATAAGAAATGAAATGACTTCTGGACAGGGCCAAAGTAAAACAGCAAAGAATGTTTTTTTACTTGGAGAACAACACGATTTTAAAGGAATGGATAAGGACCAAGCAAGAGAACTTCTCAGAGGTCGTTCGCTAACAGCAGAAGAAAGAGAAGTTCTGGAGAAGTTTGGGGACGTAGACTTGTTAGGCCCTACGCATGTCAGAGACCGAGACAAGTTATTCTCCTGGAAGGAAAAAACAGACCGTATAGCACCAACCGACAACGAAAGAGAACTTCTGACCTCAGCCAACAGAAAATTACAGCTAGAAAAAGAACCTAGATGGGATGAAAAAAGTAATACACTGTTCTTTCAGACTAATATAAATTCCTCAAGTAAAGTACATGGGGGCATGAATCAGTGGTTTTCTATTGATCTTAATACAGGTAAAGCAACAGTTGTACAGTCGGACAGACATGATATGTTTGGTATGGATCCAATAGGCGGCGATGGTTTAGTTGTGGTTTTTCCTCCTGTGCAATACGACATGAGAGGAAAATCTAAAAGAAACGAGGTTATTGTTTCAGCTCAAGAGAGAAAACCAAAGAGAGAACAGGCGAGACAGGAGAGATCTCAATATCTTGAAAAAGAGTTCCCTGGTGTTTCGGATCCAAAAACAGCTCAAGAACTCTTGACATCTAAACGATCAGGACAAGACTTGATAGGTCAGAGGGAAAATCTAGAAAAAGCCAAAGTAAAACTACAGGAAGAACTAAGGCAGATTAGAGAAACAACAGGAAAAAAGATTCCAAGAAATTCTCCAAAAGCTATTCTTCTTAAAGACATCAATAGAAAAATAGCAGAACTGAATAAACAACTGCGTCCGAGAGCACTTCCCGGAACACCTACTGGTCAAACGCAGCAAGTAACAGATCTCTTGAGTAGAGAAAACCAAATCCTAGAGAATAAGTTCAGACCAAGGACTAAAGAGTATTTACAGGCCGCAGGTAATACAGCAGGTTATGGAATGCTGACAGGTAATATACTAGAGTCTTTAGCGATATACCCAGAGGAAGAACAAGAGGGGCCATAAGGCCCCTTTGGTTCACACTTCGCACACCCCAGCCACACAAGCCAACTGCTGTGCTCCTTCGGTCATATCAGTAGCCTCGTCAATGTTCCAGTCGATCTCCTTCGGGAACCCCTTGGCGAGCTGCTGGTACGTCTCAAGATCAATGGGTTCATAGGGAG